GGAACTTTCCAGAGCATGAATATTATCAATCTTGTTCAATTCTGGTTTAGAAATTTTAAAAAGAAACTCTGAAATGGGTTGAACATTTGGAATACTTTCATTCTTCAGATGATGTTCCACAAGAGTATGCATGTCCGTACCACGACTTGTTGCCTTTTTCGTGATACGATCAGCCTCTTCATTACCAACTTTTTTACGCCATTTGACAAAAATCTCCTTATTAAAATGACTGGTCACCGAAGTGATGGAGACCAGTCGAAGTAGATCTTCTTCATCCGGAACGGAGTAATACCTTACCCCATCAATTGTCTCCCTCTCAAGATGAGGAAAATCAATATCAACATGATTAAACATCAAAAACCTGCTTCCATTTTTGCAACGATATACTCTTTGACCAATCCAGAACGGACAATGTCATCAACATCAAATTCAATTATACCAAATGATTCCATTTTTCTCAAGATGTTCATAAAGTCAACAATACCATTTCTCTCATTTGACTTATTTAAATCAGATTGTCTAGCATCACCACAGAAACAAATTTTGGTATTCTCACCAACACGGGTAATAATACTATCGAGTTCGTGGAAGTTGAGATTTTGGAACTCATCAACAATCACAATGGCATTATCAAGTGTTGTTCCACGAAGAAATGATGTGCTCCAAAACTTGATTGTATCCTGAGATTTGAGATTGCCATAAAGCATCTCAAAATCGGCATCACTAGGCATCTGGAACATATACTTCACCATATTCTTGTATGGAATTTGGTAAATATCTGCCTTATCATCATGATCTCCGGGAAGAAAACCAATCTCTCTGGTTGCCACAAGAGAACGAACAAGATAAATTTTTTCATATGGAGTATTCTCAGAGAGAACATCAATCAGTGCATTATACAATGTAATAAAAGTCTTACCTGTTCCTGCACATCCATATGCCACAATATGTTTTCCTTCACGATAAGAATCAAAAAGTCTTTTTTGATTCTCGGAAAGTGGTTCAATATCTATAAGGTATTCTTGACTCAGTGGTTTTTTACGCTTCATCTGCTTTGCAGTGAGTCCAACCCCGATGGGTTGCTCTACAGATGCTCTTTTTCTTCTTGCCATATCAAATTTTGTTTATAGTTGAACCGGGCATTTTTTTAACTTTATTCAAGACTTCATTCCAACCAGGATTCTTCTTCCGAAGTTTATCCTTCCATTCACCAACTTCACCAAAAGATGGTGAATTTTCAGGAGTATAGTATCTTTCCCATTCAGGATTGTCTTCTCTCCACTGATCCCAGTCATGAACGCTCATTACAATATCTTTCGTTTCACCAGTTTCTTTATGTTTTACAGGATATGTTGCCATTGTTATGAATTCAATATAACGTATTTAGATCCACTCCAGTGCCTCTGAAACGGACGGGAACTGTTCTTTGAACACTTCCTTACATGCCAGTGCAATGTCCATGTGCTCTTTCTGAGTGCCGTTTGCAGACCTCAAATTGATGTAATGAATCCATGATCGACATGAACCGGTCATGTAAATTTTTGTGCCCACACAGAGTGGAAGCACATTTCTTGCACACTCCTTTGCTACACCGATTTCAAGCATTTGTTGATACAATGCCATAGACGAATCAAACAAAGTTTGCATCTGTAGTTCTAAATTTTGAACTACAAATGGATCAAGATCATCAATAGAGTTCTGACGATTTTTAGTGTCCTGCCGACGAAGTTCTGGAAGTTTAATTTTTTCACCCAAAAGTGAAGAATCGGCATATCTTTGAGAAAATTCTTGATATGTGAAACTACGGTGACGCAGTATTTGAGCTGCGATTGCCCTTGTAGTTTCAATTTCCAAAGTCATATAACTCTGTTCAAACACACTCCAGTGATTGTGTTTGATGCAATATTTAAGAAGTCCAGAATACTTTTCATTATTCTGATTTGATGGGTTACTCACACGAGCAACATATGCCATCGTTTTCTCCGCATCAGGAGTAATACTAATAAGTTGTACTGTCATAAGTCTTTAATCTGGATATCCATCATCATCATTAAAAATTTCATCATAATCTCCGTATTTAGATTCTGGAGGATCGTCAAAATTTTCTCTCTTATCGATATAAGCATCAGCATCTGAATAAACTTCTGCCTTAAGAGAGTCAACCAATAGTTCTAAATTTTTAACTATCAATTTAAGTCTTTCTTTTTCCATAAAGATAAAATATTACTCGTACATTTTACATAAAAAAAGGAGGGTAGTCAACCCCCCGCATCAAGTAGAATTCTACAGATTTTTTTACATTTTGACTGGTCTTCATCGCATTCAATTAAACAATCGAAGTAATCATTTACCAGATCCAATTCTTCATTGCATCTGTCTAGTGTTTTCTCGAAATGATTCCATTCTGCTAATTGATTGCGAGATAATCGATCATGCATTTCATCTCCCGCAATTTAATTTTACACCATAACGAATTTGAAATTTTCAATGCATATGTATTTCCCTAATTCTATATTATATAGTGCAGTTTGTGTTAATTCACTAACATTTGTGTCTTTGTTACTTAAGTACAAAAAAAGAGAGGTTTGTTAACCTCTCTCAGTATTTCACTTTGTATAAGTACGACCACGATAACAGAAAGTTCCGTGAGTTTCCTCACCTACCTCATGTACTTTGCATTCCACACCACGATACTTAGTGATATGAATTTGTGCATTGTGCAGAGCAGCCTGCTTCTCGATTTGGTTCTTGATGAGTGTAAGTGTGTTCATGATAGACTCCTAAAAGAATGGAAAGTTAACCTTCTCAGCTTTCGCTGGATCCGTTTTCCCGTTCCTTCAGTCGTTTGCGTCCCATTTACAATGAGGTGTTGCATCCTTTATGGTTTCAACAATCTCAGTTCTAACAATTTTACTCATGCCATTATTTGCTTTGACACGACCGATCATTTCGGCAGCATCAATACAATTCAAATTAGCATAGAGTAAAACTTCAATCATGGGATGAACGCTCCGTTCCGCGACTTACTTGCGTCTCACCGAAGTGAGATGAACGTACAGGTATTATATACCCTATAGAGTATATAGTCAAGTACTTATGTAACATGTGTTACATTTTAAAATCTTCAGACTCTTTTATTAATTTATCAATAATAGTCTCATCACCATTCAATTTACGAATGGCATGAAAATTAGAGTTTTGATATTTCTTTAGTTTTTTGTATTTTTTAATTAATTTTTTCATATCATCTTTCGACATCTCAACATCGACAGAATCTATGTCAAATCCTTTGCTCATTTTTGAAAAAACCCTACAGACCAAAAATTTTCCGGAATTTTTTTTCCGGTATCTAAGAAATCACTTCCGCTTTTTCTTTTCGGGTGACTTATAACCCCACATCTTTGGATTAACTGAACCATATCCAAAGTCGATTGCCTTTACGGCATCTTTACCATAATTATCATAGTACATATCAAAAATATGAACCATTTTCTTACCTCTGGTAAGATCAATATATTCTACACCATTATCAATATATTTTACAATTCTAGCGTCACTTGGAAAAGATTTATCTTTTGTCATTTCCAAAGTGGTTTTTTCTAGAATGATTTCACAACCATACTTTGAAGGATTAATACCTTCCATTTCTTCTTCTTTCCTCTGTGGTTTAGGTTTTTGTTCAACAGCAACTGTCATGATCGTCCTCCCCATTTAATGTCAGAATATGCTTCTGATACGATTTCTTTTGTAATCTTGTACTTATCCTCCAAATTACCATCCTTTACCAGGCATAAAATTTCTGCTTCGAGTGGATGAAGACCCTGAAGTATATTGATAAACATTGTTTCTCGACGAATAGAATTCAGACCCGGATTTCCACCCTTTACGAACTGATAAAAGTTTTTGAATTCTCTACGAATAGTTGTTCTTCCATTAGAATCACCAGATCCTAATGAGAAAGAACCATTTTCGTGCATTTTACGAATCGATTGATCAATTTTAGTAGAAAGTGTTCCACTATATGTCATTTGATCTTCCGGATCTGCATAAGGAACTTCACCTTCCGGAAGAAGAGTTACGATAGAATCATCATAATTCCAAATAAGAATTCCTTTGAGACAAAGTTCTTCATATTTTTTGAGAACTTCAATCTTTTTTGCCTTAGATCTTTGTCTAGAAGTCAAATCTAGAATTTCAAACATAAAAGGTTTTGGAGGGAGATTTAAATTAGTGGAAGATTTTGCCGCCACAGTAATTGTTTTAGTCCTCGTCGATGTTTTCTTCGTTGTCGTCATAATAGTTTTCAAAATTAAATGCTATGACCTCATCTGGAATAAGATTTCCTTGCTCATCAAACATTTCGGGGTGAGGTCTTGGTACTTCCCGATAATTCATCATATACTCTCTAGCAGTCCATCCAACTAGTGTTCCTAATATGAGGAACATTATGGTTAAAAAAGAACCGAAAACTAAACTAACTGCTAACATTTTTTTTCCTCCTGGGAACTACCTTTTTCTTTTTAGAGTTAAAAGAAAACTCAAAATAGATGGTAACTTCCCGGTTTAGAAAGCAAACCATCTTATCAAAAATGATATGAAATTGGTTTTGCTTTTTTTTACCTCCATTAAGAAAGAGTTCAACACCACGATTTACATGAATGTTATTTTTATTTATTACGGATTCATACGATTCGTTGTTCTCTGAGGAATTTGATTGTATCAACGCAACCTCCTAATTTTTCATCATCACATACAACTTGTGGAAAAGTAGATCCTTCGCCAAATTTAGCATAGAACTCTTCTCGTGTAAAATCTCTATCTAAAACATAAACAATGTGTTTCTGTTCCGATAACTCTAACACACTTTTAATCTTTGTGCAATAGGGACAATCGGTTTTTGAATATATGATAAAGTTCATAGTTTTAATAATAATTAAATTGATTATACTCGACAATTCATAAAAATACAAATCATTTATTGCAACTATCTCCTGCAAAGTGTGACCTAACTCCATCGGCAAGAACATAATGAAAAAATACTTGATGATAATATAATCCTTTCTTCTCAACTTTTCTTCCGTACCATGTTCTTCGGTATTCTATAGGCAAAGGATCTCTCCAGTGTGGTCTCTCACATCCTTTATATAACATTCCGTCACCCGGATCTAATTTAACCGAATGATTTTCTCCATAAGGAGTTTTAATCCATAAAGGCCATCTTTCTTTTACATTATCACTAATGTGTACCGACACTGATATCTCACATGCAGGACGATCAGCATGAATTGTTCATGCTTGTCCTGGATAATAAAATCGATCATA